TATTGTTATATATATCTACCAAATATTCTACCATATTTTCTAATTTTTCACACGTTCTATAATATTCGTATAATACCACACTGCTGCCTGCGCCATCGCATCTTTCAATGCTTCAAGATACTTGTCGATAGCTGCCGGCGTATCGGTATTGATATGCTTATCTGGATATTTGCCGCCCTGGTCGCCACTGCCAAGGTGGATGATGCAGAAGGAGCGGTCCTTGTCGTGGGTAGCTACCATACCACGGCGCTTGCAAAGCGCCACCACCTTGTCGAAATATTGTGGCTCGAAAGTGATTACCTGGAGCACACTCCAGGGATATTCCTGGGCAGTCAGCAGGATTTTGCCCTGCTGCTGCGATATAGCGAAATTATATATAACTGATGATTTCTTCATTTCCTATCTGTTCTATAATGAGTAATTTCTAATTTTTCCGATGGGCTATAATAGGGCAGCGCTCAGGCTGCCTTATTATTGCCAGGGTACGTGATAAACTCGGTGATGCTCATCTGCTCGAAGATGTTGTAATAAGCCATCATCTCCAGGCGGTCGTCGCCGTTCTTAGCCCCGATTTCTGCCTTCACTATATAATACAGCATGTAGGCAAGATAGGCTTCCTGGCGGTCGCTCGTATGGTTGAATAAGGCTGCACGGTTCCAGTCTTTAATATCATTACTCAGAAAGGACCAGAAACCATCGCTGGAAGAATGATTTTCCTTGATCCAGCCGGCTATCTCTTCACGGTGATTTCTTACCTTTGCTATAATTGCCTTCTTTGCCTCGCTAGATAGCCCGATTTTCGCCTGGATAGCATCGGTGCTGAAGTTATAAGCCAGTGGGTGCTGCACGCCTACGAAGGATAATTTAATATCTTTGCAAACATACTGCTGGAGCCAGCGTTCCCACTGCTTGGTGTATGCCTCGCAAACTGCCTTCTGGTAGCTGTCTTCACTGAAGGTGAAATCCTCATCCTCTACAACTTCGTTCCGGTACTCGTAATCTGATACCTCAAAAGAAGAATCCCAGATAGTCTGATAAAAGCCTTCGAAGCTTACCAGATCGATGTTTGATACATCTAATTTCTTTTTCTTTTCCATAACCTTAAAAATTTAAATGTTCTATAATATGTTTCTTTTTGTTGCCAGGGAATCCTATTTTGCCGGATTCCCTGATTTGATACGCACGCTATAATAAGGCGTACTGAAAGGGTATCTTACTTCGTTTATGAAGTACTCGGCAGATGGTGTACTCTTTGCCAGGGTATCTTGGCAAATTACACGTCCATTCATACCATGCACCATCATGTTAAGTGCGCACATTTTACATACCAGCGGATCTGAGTCTTGAGCAATATACTGAAATGGTCGCCCGGCTGAATGGTCCAGTTTGATAGCCTCGATAAAATGAGCCAAGAGGAGTCTGCCACTGCCAGCTGCACAATCATTCACCGTGGTGCCTTCTATTTTCGTGCTGGTGGCTTCGTTTTTGCCAGAGCCTATAATGGAACTCATCAGATCAGAAACACTCTGAGGAGTGAAAAATTGCCCCGTTTTCGATGCCTTGCCAGCGGTTAAATACATATCCTCATACAACATACCGAAAACGTCGAGCCACTGGCCGCGGTCCATTGCCTGGCCAACATCATTCAACCAAGCCACAGCCAAAACGCCAAACTTTGGTTTTGCCTGAAGGCGCTGCTGCTGCCAGTTTTTAAAACCGTCCAGGGTACCGTCAAAAGCCTCCACACTGAACAGGTCGAGCAGATAGTCACAAAAATCACTTAGCGCCGTTTCGTATGGTCGCCCGTCTGCCTTCGTCTGCTGGCTCAGATAATCAATATAAAATTTCTTGTTTATCATAAATCCTCAATATTTAAAACGTTCTATAATAAGTAAAAATTCACACGTTCTATAAAGGGTGCCCTGGGTGATACCCAGGGCTTTCCACGATATTATCTACACTTCCAAATACTGGTAACTGAAGGATACTGCTGCAGGTCGTGATCCATCGCGAAGCCTCGAATATATGGATCCTCGCGGCTGAGTTCCTCAATGAGCTTCTCTACTTTGCGCACCTTTGCCACGTACTTTGTATAGTTCTTTCGGGTACCCTGAATGCGTTTTATTTCCTTCTGTAAGACGTTTATCTTTATATCTATAATAGATACCGCCTTTTCCGCCTCCATGCGATCGCCTGGCTTCCACTGCCAGAAATTCTCCATTTCCTGATACCATCTATAATAGAGATAAACGTGGATTTCCTTATAAGGACCAGCACAGCTATATTTATGTAAGCTCATGCAGCCATCCTCAAAACAGCAGGTTAAGCCCGTGGCGGATTTTACAGCCTCATTGAAGCGCTTATTTATCACTTTGCCGTCGAAGGTACGGCAAACGGATTTTAACGCCTCCAGGGCTTTTATTTGCTGCTGATAAGTATCTACTATCTTTGCAACATGTTCGGCGTATTGTTTAGCCTCCATCTTTGCGCGGTCGCGTTCCCAGTTTTTCACCGCCATCTGGTAATCTTTTTCCGTACCTATAATATAGGTAGTTTTAGATACGTAATCACCTAACCAACGGCGCAAACGTTCATTTTTCAATACTTCGTACTCCTTCGCGTTCTCCTCGCTGCTGAAGGTACGGGCTGAAGGTGGATTTTTCGTATCAAACTGCCAGGCATACACGGTGCCCTTGTCTGCATGGAGTTCCTTATAGCGGCTCATTATTTTCTCCTTGTCCTCATTTGCCAAATTCTTAAAATTTATCTTTGCTTCCATAATTCCTAAAATTTAAAATGTTCTATAATATATGTTTATTAATTCCTGGTGATATATTACACCCACTATAAAAGCGGCTTTTATCACCTTGTTAGAAGGTGCAGGCGGTCCACGAGCCGCCAGGAGATCTCAAAATCTTTGCACCTTGATATTTGAAGTTTGAAAAAGAATATCTTTATAAAGATATTGATAACAACAGGCACACCGCCGCGGTAACCAGATTAATACTTATAATTTGCAGCCCGTTAACTGTCGCGCCTTCGCCGTCGCTTGCAAAGTAAGTTTCAGGCTTAAAAAGCCACTGCCAGGCGGCTTTTATAGCCGCAAAGGTACTTTTGTTCAGGCGCGCAAAAAGAAGGGCACACACCGCAAACAAAATGCTTACCAGATCCGCCGTACTGGTACGGCGTGAAATATTGATACTATTATTCATAATCCTAATATTTTAAAGATTCTATAATGTAGTTATTTTTCGGGCTTCCTGGAATATCCAGGGAACCGGGGTATTTTACGCACAACGGTAGAAGTTATCGAGATAATGGCGCATTCCCTTAATGGTGATATAAGGACGTGGCCAACTGTCTTCTTTTTTCGGACACGTATATTTTATTTTTTGCCAACGTGCGCAAAGTTCCTCCTTGTTGTTATAACACACCTTATATAAAGCGCGTTCCCCGTCTTCGTCGATCACCAGGGACCAGTCGCCATAACCTTCTTGCTCGAAGCATTCGCCGAATTTTGCCAACTCTTCGTACTGCTGTTTTATAGTCTTTTTTGCCATAACCTAAAAATTTTAAATGTTCTATAATAGGGGGTACCGGGGGGAATGATCCCCCGCCAAGGCCTCAAACCTTTGCACCCTGGAATCTTTAAAATATATTATAGTGCAGCCAACACAGCAACGGTCGCGTTAACGGTTTTAGCCTGGTTTATGTTGGTTATTTCTGGAGTGTGATCCTGAACAAATTTTTTTTGTTCAGTACTCAACGATGCAAAGTTAGCCGCGAACGCCTGGCAAAACGCCTCCGCCTTCTCGTGCTCGTTTTGTGCAACGGCCTGGATCTCCAGGCGTAAAGGTTCACGCATACTTTTAGGGAATTTATCGACAGCATGCAAAAGCGCCGTTTCATACTGGAAACTTTCCCAGGTACGGTTTAAGTAAGACACGCGGGAATGTTCGTAATATTTGCCGCCTCCACTTGCGAAAACATGGTGGCAGAAAACGTTTTTTGTTTTGGTCGTATCACAAGTAAAATAAACGTGTTCGCCGTTTACCACAAAATCAAATGTTTTTGTATTATATCTTTTTGTTGCCATAATTTTCTAAATTTTAAAATGTTCTATAATCTATATAATTGTACTTATATTATTTGTTTAATTCTCGTTTTGCGTCGTTATAATCCATTTTAAACATGATGCCAAAAATAACATACATCAAAACAGCAATAATACCTAATAATAACAAATTTTCAATAGCTACCTGTTTCTTTGCCACTTCGTTAAATACCAAGTTATAAGCAGTATAAAAAGCGCCTACCAAAAAAGGTACGGGGATAATTACCAAGATAAAACTTGTGATCTCCATATTTGCCAATATTTTAAAAAATTCTTTCATGATTTCTATATTTTAAAAAGTTTCTATAATAAGGACCGCCGGAGCGGTCCCCGTGTTCTATGTATTACAATCTAATTTCTTCTAAGTTTGCAAGATCAAAAATAGCTATCTGCTCATTTGCACGGCCCGCCTCGATAGCTTCAGCGCGATCCGTGAAAATAACTGTAGCATCATAATAATATAAACCGCTTTCGGAATCATACCAGCCGCCGAATGCTAAAGTACGGCCGTTTAAATTACCTAAAGCCTTGAGCTCATCGATCACGTTTGCAACCTTTGCCAAACCTTCAGCGCCGAAACTGTTTTGAGTCTTCTTTAATGCTACAGCATAGCCTGTAGTTACAGGCTGCAGAGTTGCAGCGTTAACGGTAAAACCTTCAGGGTTTAAAGCTGCAATTGCAGCTACACTTGAGATAATCAAATTCTTTTTCATAACTTTAATTTTTTATTCGTTTATACTTTGTTTCTGTTTTACGTTTGCAAAGGTAATAATAAAATATTGAACTGCCAAATATTTTGCAAAGAAAATACTTAAAAGATAGTGTTTTTAACCTTTATTTGCAATAATATGATAGTATCTTTACAAAATAAGTACTATTATATTGTTACAAACAAATAATAGCTATTATATTATATTATTATATATACCTTATTATATATAAAGATAATAAAACGGTGCCTCCTGGTGTTGGTGGGTGATAAGTCCAGACGGTGGGCGGTGTGTTCCTCATCGGTGGGCGTGCCTCCTGGTGTTGGTGCGCATATTTCAGGCAGACGGCCGGGAGGTGTGGCCCCTCGACACATCAGTGTGGTGGCGCAGTCTTCCTTGCGAATCAAAATTCTCAGGATAGACCGCACAAATGTATCGCTCTAAATATCAATTATTTAATTTCTCCGCTAGGCTATGCCGTGCAAAGCCGGTGTAGCGGGGAAATGATACTGATACCTAAAGTTTGAGAGATAACTAATTAAAAGCCAAATAGTTATAGGGGTGAATAAATAATTCGTTTTAGTAGTTTAGGTAAGGCTTTTGCCCTTACTGGGCGAAGGGAACCGCACGCCTATACCCAGGGCGATGCCCTGGGCTAGGAGCTTCTGCCCTTTACCTTTCCCTTCGGCCGGTGACCGTTGGTTCAGGGCGTGCAGCTTGAAATAGCCGATGCTTCCATGGCTTATATTCTTAATAATTATACAGCGAAAAGGCAGTGGGACCTTCCAGTTTGAAAGCGGTCTCTACATATACCAGCTGACTTATGCAGTTTCGGTAAGCTTTATATTCGGCACGACAGGCATTGGCGGCATAAGTCAAGGAGCCATGCTCATTTACGCCGCCATCCTCTATGCCGGCATTGGTTAACGCGCCTCTTACAATATCAAAGCGGTCTTCTATCATTGCGTTGTAGCGAGCCAAAGGTGCAAGGGTTTCCTCTAGGCTCATAGGTACCGACTGAAATACCTGGTTGCCGAGACTGATGCCGCCTCCTGCCACCTTATGGAATACCTGGCGGTAAACCTCGAATACCGGACGAACCCTGCGGGCGATAAAGAACTCGAGGCATGGGACACTGAGCATGTAAGTGTTCTGTGGACGGCCACCTAAATTTCTTCCATTCTTATCTGTTTTGGCATTATCAGAAGCCGCTTCATTAGACTTATTTTTAGAGTGGAACAAAACCTCTGAGTTTTCAGCATTTTTGCTGAAAACTTGATAATCAATGTCTTTCACGAACAAATTGTTCTTCGCGAGTGCCCTAACTGCATCTGCACGGAAATTAAATACCAACGGCCAGACCTCATCCAGATTCACCGGAAATTCCTCTTTGCTTCTTGAAAGATTTAACACTTGGATAAAGTAAGCCTTTATCTCACTATCACTACTCTGTTTTGTTAGCTGAATCATAATCTTAATCTTTTTAAAAGGTGAAACTTCATGCTTGCACAAAAGTGGAGCGCAAACACGCAAAAAGAATACTCAAGCCCATATTATAAGATATGGACTGTTCCTGACTCATGCTCCCGGTATCGGGTGGTGCAGTGGCAAGCTGCTCGATTACTGCCGTGGCTGCCTCCTGGAGGTCAGCTTTACCCATTGGTAGGGTAATGATTGTTTCTTTCATTCTATTAATACTTACTTGTTAGACTTACGCGTACATTATATATAAAGAGGCAGTACGCCTGGCCCCTTGTCTAATGGTGAAGTATCATTGAATGTATCAAAACTTACAAAACCACGCTAACGGCATTACACCGCCTGCAGGGGAGTACGTACTGCCGTATATCTATACGCAGTCTCCGTATCAGAGACACATCACGTGCTTCGATACTAGATACATTCACTCGATACTTTATTTTTTTAGACGGTGCAAAGATAAGGAGATTTATCGAAACTACCAAACTTTTTCTAAGAAAATTTCATTTTATAAGTAATTTTTCACCAAAAAACTTGCGTAAATCAATATTTTGTTATACTTTTGCATCCGAACAATAATATATCAGATAAAGATTATGAAGAAACTGGATATAAAAAGAGCCTTGCGTGAACATCACATGACGCAGGTTGAACTTTGCAAGAGAACCGGATTGCTTACTCAGAACATGAGTCCGATCATAAACGGCAATCCTACCATCTCTAAACTCTTCCAAGTAGCCGAAGGCATCGGCTGCGACATCACCGACCTCTTCTATCCCGACCCTGCGGAAGAAGCAGAAGAGGCGGAGAGAAAGAAGAAGGAAATGGAGGAGGAGATAGAAAAGAATATAAAACCGCTGGGTATGGATGTGATGAAGCAGATTGCAAGCAGAGTGCCGGACGTGATAGGCGGCAATAGCGGGGGCGGCGTTGACTGGACAAACGTTGAAAACGCTGAGAACGAAGGCGAAAATCAGCAGCAGCAGATGATCCGGACTTCTACCTTCTGCCCTCACTGCGGCAAGAAAGTAAGGGTGGGAGTGGTGCTGCTGCCCGAAGAAGGATGAATATCGAATGATAAATAATGTATAACACTTTAAACGGAATGAAAATGAAAAAGAACTTTTTAATGAAGATGAAACATTCCATGATGGCTATCTTCTCGGTGGTAGCCATGGGAATGATCACGGCTTCGCTGGCGGCTTGCAGCAGTAGCGAGGACGAGAGCGAGAAGAATGCGGCTAAGGTGAAGGAATATCTTGCCGGCAACGAGTGGACCATCAACAGCACCAGCGGTACTTATTCTTATTATAAGAACCACATGGTTTATTATGAGGGCGAAGGAAGCTGGTCATCGGGCGGTCTCTTCGGAGAGCCTAACACTGCCTTCGGCTACTGGCAGATGGATGGCGACAGGCTTACTACCCGCTTTGAGGTAGGCACTCCGGAAAGCTTCAATATCAAGAATCTGCTGAACGAGACGATTTCGGGGGTGCATCTGCAGGAGAGCAACAAGCTTACGGGTAGCAGGGAATCGGTAAGCATCGATATGAGACCGCTGATTGTGGGCACCTTCGCCAACGGCAATGAATGCCAGATGAGATGCGGAAAGTCGATGGATGATATTTCGGATGAGACGAGCCATGATGCAGCGATAAGGGGCACCTGGTATTGCGTCGTAACTATGACGAAAGATGGTAAGAAGAAGGATTGCATGGGTTCCATGACGTTTAATGAGGATGGCACCATGCACATGGTGATAGAGGGTGAGAAGGACTTCACTACCACCTATTCTACAAAGAACGGAAAGGTTACGATCAATGGTTATCTGGTAAAGGATCATGTAGCTACCTTCTATTATATGAACCTGAACGGTATAGAGATTAAGCTGTATAGCTGCGAGAACGGCTATCTTTCGTCTATATGGTTTAAAAATAGGGAAGACGCGAAGCGATAAAGGTAAAAAAGTAAAAAGGTAAAAAGAGCCTAGCGGGAGATAGGGACTCCTGCTAGGCTCTTTTCTTTTAGGACCAGCGATAGAATCGCTGGGGACGGGGGCAAAAAGGGGTAAAGTTCTTTTCACCTTTTTACCTTTTTACCCTTTTACCTTTAAAAGGGTTAAGCATCGCCGTCGCCGTCTGTTCCGCCACCTCCGGTGGTGCCGCTGCCCGTTGTGCCGCTGCCAGCCGATGATCCGCCTCCGACAGAAGGAGCAGATACGCTGCCCGTGATGTCGAGGTCGCCCAGCTTCACCTTCAGGTCATCGGTAACGAGAGAGCACAGATAGCTGTAAGGATTGCCTATCTTGTGCTGACCCTTGTAGGCCTTCATCACAAGCAGGTAATGCTCGCTGCCTTTAGGCTTCTCGGTAGATGGCTTGTTAGCCTTCCACCATGCGGCGGCAAACTTGCCTTTCGACAGGAAAGTCTTGCGAACCGCCTGCTGTGCCTCGGTGTTAGCGTCGGTAAACTCGTGACGCTCCAATCGGTGAGTGATGCCCGTCTGCTTGTTGACAGCGTAGATAACTCCGCTTCTTGAGCAGAGCTTGCCTGAAATGCTCTCCACATCAGGCGCAAATTTTACTTTTGCCATAACTTTTTAAGTGTTTAAAAGTACAATAAAAATAGTTTTTGAGACTGAGACGGGGTTGTTGTGGGAGAGATTTCAACAGGTCGTGAAACATTCTGCTTTCCTGCTCTATGAAAAGCCGGAAAAGAACCAATAAGATGATGGATGAGTTTTCCAGAAAACGGCTCCTATCTGTCTTTCGGTATTGTTTCGGTATTGTTTCGGTATTGTTTCGGGATTGGTGTTCCTTCTACAAGCCAAAATTCCGTCCGGAAATCTCTCGGAATCATGCTCCGGGTTTTCTCATAAGCAAAGGTACGAAAAGGCTGCGTGAAACATCGGACATTATATATATGATTGCTAACGAAAGCTGCTAAATTTTCTCTATTTATCTCTATTTTTCTCCGATTTTCTCTACATATCTCGGTTTTTCTTCGTATCTTTGCACCCGAAATTCCGCTGCCCCGCAAGGGTTGCGGTGTTATAATCTTTATACAAGTATTAAAAAACGATGCAGCCCTGCCGTCTGAGATAGATAGCAGGGCTTTTATCGTTTTTTTACCTTTAATCATTATCCTTCGAGCAAATCAACTATCTGACCATAACCACCTACAGCCATGACAGGACAGAGTATCTTCTTGATAAGAATAATATCCTCGGCTTCGATGTCTACGTTCTCAGCATCCTTGCCTATCTTGCAGGCTACCCGATAAGCACGCAGCTTTTCTTCGCCCGATAGCTGAATACTCTGATTGTCTATCACCTCGAAGAGCACCTTACCTACAATATCGCCTATAATCTGTGTCTTGTAGGTTTCCTCTCCGCTCTCGTTCTTTACTGATGATACTATCACCTCACCCTTCCAATTCTTGAAAGGTACATTGAAATTCTTTTTCATATTAATTTTTGCTTTTATTATCTATCCGACCAATTCAAGTCATTTACTCCGCTCCAGAAGATACCACGACCGAAATAGGTCTTATCCTCCTGGCTAGGAATAAGTAATTCTGGGTTTATATATACAAGATTTATTGTTTCTCCACCATGAAGTTGATGCCATCCACCGACATCACAGAAATATATTCCATTATTACGGTCATTGGCATTTATTGCCATCCAACGCTTACCTGTTCCTTCAGGGATAAATTCGTAATAATATGTAGCAATTGCTCTAAGAGGACTGAATACTACTATATCAATAGGACATCCGGACAAATTTTCATTAGGACTATACAATGGAATTTTGTATACGGTTTTATTGTCATAAGAAACACGCTCTAGAGGCACAGGTATTCTTTCGCTATCGTATCCGTCAGGATAAACTTGCATAACATCCCCAGATACTACTGCCAATGTACTCTGTCGATGCCCAAAGGCTGAACGACACCATACATTACTAGCATAGAAACGCCAACCCCTTTTCGCCGCAGAATTATATCCTTGATTATAAATATCTGCATCAAATGTTATACGTCCAGCACCATCAAAATATATTGAACCAGCGATTTTATTTCCATCAGAACTAACAGCAGTCAATCTGTAAAAAGAGCCTGTCACACTCTTCAGTTCTCCTGCGAATATACCCTTATACGCATATATATAACCATCTTTCGTTACTCTGAATGGCGCATCCTTTGCCAATGCTGCACCAAGCCAAAGCGGACACTTATCATTACCTACTACAGCATCGGCTTTATCGAAGTTACCAAAATGGCCTATGATACTTGCACCTTCCGAACTCCTTGCATAAACATGGTTCACATTGATAGTCTCTGCATTAATAAGGCTAGCATTGAGCTTGCCATCTTGGGCAAAGAGAGCAACTTCATCTTTATTGTATATAGTTACCTTATCGCCCTTAATAGCAACTTGATTTCCGCTAATAACAATACCTGCCGCAGCCATATCCTGAAGCATCTGCGCAAAGTCTACCAGTTTTCCGGTACTTATCTGCTTGTTGGTAATGAGCGTAACCATCTCTTTAAATACAGCCTCGTTATCAGTCTTAGGGCGCTTATTAACCGGAATGCTGGCAAACAGGCTTAGTTTCTCGCCACTCATATTTTGCCTCCTTTCGATGGTTAACAGAAACGGGATGTATACTCGGCAAACACCTGCTTGGCTGTCTCCTTCGCCTTCGTGCGCCACTCCTGCATGGCGTTATACTCTGCCTCATGCTCCTTGTCATCGGCATCGAGCGGCGTGCCGTCTGCAATCTTGGCAAGATTGGCGAAATGGTTGTTGATGATCGCCTGCATCTTGTCGGTAGGGTAGCGGCCCGTGATGATGGCATCTACTATCTTATCCTTGCTCAACGGCTGACTGATACGGATGCTGTAGCCTTCGTATACGGTCATTTCCTTGCCCTCTACCTCTACCTTGCGCTCCTCTGCACCGAAACGCACCAGGATAGTCTTTCCCTCGTTCTCTACCAGAGAAGGAACGGAATCGAATGTATATTTATTAATCATCATACTAAATTTTGTTTTTATCTGTTACACATTTTATTTATAAAAAAAAGTCTAGAAACCCTCGTCGGGAGTCCAGTCTGGGCGCACGATGCGATAATCAGGATTGCCGATGCCCGACAGGTTCCAGTTGATAAACTTCCAGCCGCGCAGCGGAAGGTGGCCGTTCTCCTGAAACCAATGGAGCTGTTTTACCAGATAGGAGTTGCTGGTGCGCAGCTTGTAGGTTACGCCTCCCAGCTGCACCTGCATGATGTTGGTGAGTCCGGTCTTGCCAAACTGCGAGCGCACGTCAAACTCTACGTCCTGCAGCGTCATAGGCTGGTTCAGTATCATGGCTACCGTGCCCTTCCTGCCCTGCAGGATGCGCTTGCCTTCAGCATCTCTATCCTCAAACTTGGGCATCGTGAAATCGTCAAAGCTATCCATGTGAGTTACTTTTCGCCACAGATTAAAGCCGTTGCAGTGGATGAGCCAGCCTTTATAACTCATGGCTACCTGATAGCGGCGCATAGGGTTTACGAGGTTGTGCATCTTCCGTTTGAACTTCTGCTTCATACGCTTCCGGAGCAGGGTTTGGTTAAAATAGAAACTGTAGCCTACGAAGTCGAGGAAATGGGTTTCGTCGATGATCTGCATGCCGATGTTGGTATGCAGCGCCTGGTACATCACGCTGTGAGCATATTCCAGGATGAAGTTGACGGCTCTCCATACATCCTTCTTGCTGCGGCCTAAGATAACGAGGTCATCGCAATATATCTCTACCTTTACATCATACTTGCGGCATACCAGGCGGCACAGAATGCTCATGAAGAAGTTGGTAAGTGTCTGTATAGGGTACAGACCTATGCCGAGTCCGTGGGGCAGGGCAAAGATTACTTCGTAGAGAAGCTTACGTATGCCCTTGTCGGTAAAGAAATCGCACAGGGAGGAGTAGATAACCGGCTGGTCTACATTCTCGTAGAACTTGACGAAATCGAGCTTTACGAAATAAAGCCTTCCGCAGCTCTTGTTCTCGTCAATCCATCGTTCGGTTCTCTGCTTGGCGTACATCATGCCTCTGCCTTTTACGCTAGCTCCGCTCTCTATGTAGAGGGCTTTCACCAGGTAGGGCATGAGGATTTGCATCAGGGCGTGCTGCTCTATATGGTCGGGATAATAAGGCAGCTTGTGCAGCTTTCTTATCTTGCCGCAGGGACAGCGCCTCATGCAGTCGTGGCCCTCGCTGGTATGGTAAGTACCGTCAATAAGGCTCTGCTGCAAACGCAGAAGATTGCCTTCAGGGTCCTTGTCGAAAATAACTACACCCTTCTTGCCTTCCTTGCCCTTGCGCGATTTTCTTACCGCCGTATGGAGGTTCGTCATATCGCTAACGAGTTCGGCCCTCACCTTGCGGTGCTTCTTGCGCAGTTTAGCCTTACGCTGATACGCCAGCTCCTGTTTTTTCGTCATCTTGTTTCTATTTCAATCTTATCACTTGTTCTTTTAAAACGCTTTCATCACATACCATCGGGCTTTCTGTTTTTCCGGCTCACTGGCTTTCGGCATGTGCGTACAACTGCACTACTTACTTGCGAGAGGGGACTCTGTTGCTGCCGCCTGATTGCGGCTGCTCATACCCTACGCCTTTTATCTTTGCTCTGTCGGGACTTACATCTCTCTAAGAATGCCCTCCATCGAGACAGGCTCAATCGTGTGCTCTCTTGCCCCTTGGCTATCACGTAGCCATCCGACGTGCGAGGAACAGTGTATTTTTTTATTTTTCAGAAATTCAAACGAGCGCCGATGTTCGACCTCGAGTTCGAGAAACCGTTGTTCGAGTTCGTGTACGAAACGCCGCACTGAGACCTGTTGTCAGCGTTACCACCAACGTTCAGCAGCTCCACGATTTATTGCCTTTTCACTGCCCGTAAACCGGATACCTACAGAAAGAAAGTATCTCCGGCCAGGCTGTATGATTTTATATTATCCTTGAAATCCCGGATATGCGATGAAGCTTAAGCCCGTAGGCTCAATCTGTGATCATTAATTTAAATTGTTAATACTAAAATTATAATAAAAAAACCTTTTTTGCTTTGTGCTTATTTTTAATTAAATAAGTGCCCTCCTGCTGCTTTTCTGGCGCCGACTTATCGGCGTGTAAGTTCGGCAGCCGAGCTGCCTCATTACATCGCCATAAGCTCCGTGCCGCTTACGAGAAGTGGCGTGCCATAGAAAGCCAAACGAGCGCCGACGGACGACCACGAGAACGAGAAACCGTCGTTCGAGCGCGTGTACGAAACGCCGCACCGAGACCCGTCGTCAGCGTGACCACCAACGCGCAGCAGCTCGCCACCTTTCGCATCCCAGTGCCCATCGCCGTAGTATACGTTGCCACCATAGGTGGCACCATCGTAGCTGGTACAAAGCATGTCCCAGAACTCGCCTAAGAGCATGGTCTTGGCAGTATGACCGCCGCTATTGAGCAGCGGAATAGCTACTTCTCTGCCGCTGGCAGAGTTGCTGACCTGGTTGCCTCCGTAGATAACTGCATAGCGCTGTCCGTCCTTCATGTAGAATCGGATTCCCGGTCGGAACTCCCACATCTTGGAATAAAGGTCCTCAAAGCCGAACAGCTTGGTAGGGTACTGATTACCCAGCGTGCTGTCGTTATAGAGCACACAGCCGGTAGCATCGCCCAGG